AAAGTAATACCCCTATAGTCCCCAAAGGGGACGAAAACCCCGAGCCTCCGGCCGAAGAAAAACCCGAAACCCTCCTCCGCGCCATGGCCCTCTTCCGCATGCGCCCGGCCACCCCGCTCGACCGATCGTCCCGCCGCGCCTGGAAGCTCGCCGCCCCCGCCGTCGCCGCCACATCCGACGCCGAATGGTCCCGCCTCGAAGCCTACTACGCCGCCGAGCTCGCGGACAAAGACGACTACCGCCGCCAAGACCTCAGCACCTTGCTGAACAACTGGTCCGGCGAACTCACCAAAGCCACCCGCTATTGCGAACGCCAAGGCCTGCATCCCGATTCCGCAAAAAAAGAAAAAGACGGGGGCGCCCCGCCCGACGACCTCTGGCGCGAGGTTCTCCACGCCCTTTATCCGGATAGCGACCCGTCCGTCTACAGCACCTGGTCCCAAGTCCCCGACAGCCTCCGCACCGAGATCCTGTCCGCCATACAGCTCGCCGAAAAGGAGGCCGCATGATCGCCCCTGTGCTCGCCTACATCCTGCTCTTCGGCCTGCTCGCCATCATCCTCGCCACCATCTTCGACGACGACAACGGCCCCCGCCATCCATGAGCCGCGCCCTACAGACCGCCTTCCGCATGTGCAGCCGCAAAGTCCGCTACGCCCGCGCCGCCGACGCCCAGCGCGACCAGCCCGGCATGCGCCATTACCACTGCCCCATCTGCGCCGGCTGGCACGCCAGCAGCCCCGCCTGGCACAAGCTCCGCGCCTACAAACGCCTCAAGCGCAAGATCCAGGAAGCCATCTGGTTCAACCCCATACCTTTGCCCCTGACCCATGGTGCGGCGGGAGATCCGCCGACCGGGCGCCACACAGTAGTGCACCGCATGAAACAGGCAGGAGCAACCCCCCTATGACAAACAAAACCCGCACCCAACTCCGCACCGGCCTCCTCCTGTTGGCCGCGTTCGCCATCTACACCGCCCTCGGCCTCGCCCTCATCTTCCCATGAACAAATTCCCCAAAGACTTCCCCACCGCACCGACCAGCATCCAACTCGCCGAGCTCTATGACAAAGCCGCGAAGCGCATCAAGAAGCTCGAAGAAGCCCTCAAACTCTGCGCCCCACTAACCCAAAGAGCCATCGACGCCCGCAGCGAAGCCCTCGACCCCGACTTGCAATGAAACACACCAGCTCACCCCTCCGGCACTACAAGCAGAAGATCGGTCTCACCACCACCACCTTCCGCAAATGGCGCCACACCACCATGCGCGGCCGCCGCACCACCCCCGGCACCGCCGCCACCAACTTCCACGGCCGCGCCCGCGTCAAACGCCTCCGCCTCCGCAAACTCCAACGCATCGCCCGCCAGGTAGGGCGGGGCCTCCGGACCCGCCGCCACTGACCCTCTCAAATCTCAAATCTCAAATCTCCAATCTCCAATCCCATGACTCCCTCTGAATCCCAAATCCCCCTCTGGTCCCACGAAGCCGAAGCCAGCCTCATCAGCTCCGTCCTCAATGGCGGCCAGCCCGCCCTCGACGCCGCCCTCGAGCTCGTCGCCGACGACTGGTTCTACGCCCCCGTCAACAAGACCGCCTGGCTCCTCCTCAAAGACATCGGCCACAAGCGCCAACCCCTCGACCTCCTCACCTTCACCGAAGCCTTCCGCCAATCCGGCGAGCTCGCCAAGATCGAGGGGGGCCCCGGCTACATCACCAGCGAATACACCCGCATCGCCGGCAACCTCCACCACTGGGCCGACCAGCTCCGCGACTACTGGCGCCGCCGCGAGATCCACCGCATCGGCCTCGAGCTCGTCCTCGAAAGCCGCAACTTCCAAAAGCCCACCGACGACATCCTCGACGCCTCCGAAAAAATGCTCCTCGACCTCCGCCTCGAGACCAAGCAATCCGGCCTCATCCATTGTGCCGACGCCGTCGACGCCGCCGCCACCCGCATCGAACTCGCCCACAAAAAGCGCGGCAAACCCATCGGCATCGCCACCGGTTTCAGCGACCTCGACCGCATGACCGGCGGCCTCAAGCCCGGCCAACTCATCATCATCGCCGCCCGCCCCAGCATGGGCAAATCCGCCTTCGCCACGAATATCGCCGAGCACGCCTGCCTCACCGACAAAGTCCCCACCGCGTTGTTCAGCCTAGAAATGACCGGCGAAGAGCTAATGGAACGCGTCCTCTGCACCCAATCCGGCGTCAAACTCCAACGCGTCCGCGACGGCTTTATGTCAAAGGATGAAATGGCCAAGCTCGGCCGCAAAGTAGGCGAGATCGTCGACGCCCCCCTCTACCTCGACGAGACCCCCGCCTTGAGCATCGCCGCCTTCCGCGCCCGAGCGAGACGCGCCGTAGCGAAACACGGCGTCAAACTCCTCATCATCGACTACCTCCAGTTGATGAAAGGCAGCACCAAACGCGCCGCCCAAGACCGCCGCCTCGAGATCGACGAAATCAGCTCCGGCCTCAAAGCCACCGCCAAAGAACTAGGCGTCCCCGTTATTGCCTTGAGCCAACTCAACCGCGACGCCGAAGAAAGAGCCGAGCCCAAGCTCAGCCACCTCCGCGAAAGCGGCAGCATCGAACAAGACGCCGACGTCGTAGCCCTCCTGCACCGCCCCGAACGAGTAAGTCATAAAGAAGAAGACAAAGGCAAAGCCGTCCTAATCCTAGCCAAGCAAAGAAACGGCCCCGTCGGCCGAATCGAAATGTTTTTCGACGCCGAAATCACCCAATTCCGCAGCTCAACCGAAAAGCTCTACAGCAACAACAAAGCCGAACGCCAAACCTACCAACCCAAAAACTTCAACGACCCCAACGGAGACGACTGACATGAGCCACCAAGAAAAGATCGAAAGAATCAACGCCCAGCTCAACACCAGCGAGACCTGGGCCCGACGCTGGCAAGTAGAGCGCGAGCACAACGAACGCCTCTGCAAGCAAGCCAGTCTCGCCCGCGAAGGCATCCAACAACTCCGCGCCCGCGCCATCGAACGCTACAGTCACAACCAACGCTACGCCGCCGACCTCCGCACCGCCGACGACCCCAAGCGCGCCGACGTCTACGAACGCATGTGCGTCGTCCAATCCGGCATGGTCCGCGCCCTAGACGACGTCCTCCAACTCTTCGACCAAATCGAACACATCGACTAACCGGGGTAGGGCGGGGCCTCCGGACCCGCCGCCCTCTCCAATCTCCAATCTCAAATCTCCAATCTCTATGAGCACCTACATCCCAAAACCCGACACCTGGACCCTATTCCCGAACAAATACAAGAAAGACCAAAACCATCCCGACTTCAGCGGCACCGCGTTGCTCACGTTACCCGACGGCACCCAGGCCGAATACAAACTCACCGCCTGGAAGCGCGTCACGAAGACCGACGTCAAATTCATCGGCGGCTTCATCAAAATCAAAGAACCCCAAAAAGAACTCCTCCCCGAAGCCTCCGAAGGGGCAGGGGAGAACCCGTGGTAATTATGGCCGGCAAAGGCAGCAAACCCAGACCCGTGAACCCGCGCACCTACGCCGCGAACTACGCCGCGATCCGCTGGTCCGATCCTCCGACTGTAGCGCCGGCCGTTTCCACCCCGGTAGGGTCCGCTGGCCCAGCGGACCGCCCACCATATCCCGACTGGATATGCCACGAATGCGGCCGCAAGCACGGCCGCGGCTGGCCCGAAGGCCACGTCGCCACCTTCCACGCCGGCACCTGCGACATCTGCGGCCAATCCGCCAGCGTCACCGAACCCCGCGACTACGGCCACCTCCGAGCCTGGCCCATTCCCTCATGATCCTCGAACTCCGCCCACCCTGGCCCGTCATCACCGAGCACGGCGAGGGGACCGCCAAAGTCATGATTACCTACGGCACCGACCACAACTGCGAATTCGGCGTCCGCTGTCCTGGCGGCCACTTCCGATTCTATTGGCAACCCGACGTCCGCTTGATCGGCAACCCCATGGACGGCAACGGCCTCGACCTCGACCTCCCGAAAGAATGGAAACAAAGTGAATGAGCTGGCTCTATTCGCAGGCGCTGGTGGCGGCATCCTTGGGGGAAAACTCCTTGGCTGGCGAACCGTATGCGCCGTCGAATGGAACGCCTACGCCGCAAGCGTTCTTGTGCAGCGACAAAACGACGGCTGCTTGGACGCGTTTCCCATCTGGGATGACGTGCAAACCTTTGACGGCCGACCATGGCGAGGCATTGTTGATGTCATATCGGGCGGGTTTCCCTGTCAGGACATATCAGTTGCAGGCCGTGGAGCCGGCATCTCGGGGGAGCGTAGCGGATTGTGGCGGGAAATGGCGCGAATCATTGGCGAAGTGGGACCGCGCTACGTCCTCGTGGAAAACTCACCAGCTCTCGTTACTCGAGGGCTTGGAGTCGTTCTCGGGGACTTGGCCGAGATGGGGTATGATGCGCAATGGGGAGTGCTGGGAGCTGTCCACGCGGGCGCCCCGCACCGCCGCGAGCGCATCTGGATTGTGGGCTACGCCAACAGCCAATCAACAGCAAGCAGCGTCGTTGCCCGCCGCTCTGAACGAAGCGAAGCGACTGCACCCTCGGGGGCAATGGTCACTAATAACTCAAGTCGCTGCCGAGCATTGCCACGGTCATCGAATGTGGCCGACACCGACATGCCAAGATGCCGAAAACAACGGAGGCCAAACACAACACAGGCGAAACACCAAGCCGCTGAATGCAGCAGTTGGTGGGGCTTTGAACCCGGTGTGGGTCGAGTGGTTGATGGGGTGGAGTCTCGGGTGGACCGACTTAAAGCCATTGGCAACGGACAGGTTCCAGCAGTGGTCCGCCTCGCATGGCATCTCCTCCGCCCGACCCCTGCCAACTGACTCCTGACGACTGCCAACTTCCATGCTCTTCACCGACCATCCGATCCATCGCGCCCCCGAAATCCTCGGCCGCGACCCCGCCGGCAACGTCCTCGTCCGCTTCGACGACGGCGTCCGCCGCATGACCCCGGATCAGCTCGTCGAATTCCACAAACTTTTCGAAGAGCGCATCCGTCTCGAGATCGAAG